TAATTATTTTAATTATAATACATATAGTTTTAACATAAAAACAATAATAATGCAAACAATTAACATAAATAGCATCGGTATTCTTAATAAAACTAATTATAATACCGTCAAATATGCAAACGTCTATCGGTATTTATGCCCCTATATAATAGGGCATATAATACCTATAACTTTGAAAGCAAATAATACTTAACAATTCAAACAAATAAAATTATGAAAGCAGATAAACAAAAATTAGATATGATATTAAATCATTACACTCAAAACGAATTAGCAATTGAGATAGGTATAACTCAATGGAGATTATTATTGAATATTCAAAATGATTCTTTCGATGCAATAGATATTGATAATATTAATTATATTTTCGATAATTTAAATGAGCACAAATGAAACCAATCGAAATAACCTGTATTTGTCCATCAGGATTAAAATATACAAAAGACCACGTTACAGTGATGAAAGAATTTAGAAAAATAGTAATGAATTATTTAAAAATTAAAAGGATAGAGAAATTATGAAATTAACAGGGAAATGCAAGGAAGAATTTTTGGAGTATTATTGGGAAAATACTATAAAATCAACAATGGTTTGTTATAAATTGGATTTAGAAGAGTTCTTTGATTCTTTATATCCAATATTCCAAAACGCACTTATAATCGATTTCTTTGATTCGGTTGGGATCACTATAATGGTTTTGCCATACGCAACAATATTTGATTTAGGAGATAATTTAAGGGGAGTTGATGGAACTTGGTCTTATTTTGTTTATATAAAAGAAACTCATAAAAAAGATGGGGTTGATTTTAAATCACGCACCGAAGCAACAAACGAAGCAATTATTAAAGAAAACATTATTTATAATGAATCTAAATTGTAAAAATAATTAAATATTATTTGGTACTAACAATATAAATGTTGTATATTTGTATAACAAAATCAAATAAATAGAAATTATGACAACTACTACTTCAAAAATAAACGAACTTTTAGAAAACACTAATTATTCATTAATTGAAACCGGAGAAAGCAAAAACTCTAATTATTGGTTTCTTTGGGATAATTCAAATGGTAGTATTCCAGAAAACGGAATAAAAGAAGATGATGCTATTAAATTAAGAGTATCTAACCACGATGCTATTTGCGGAAGAAGCTTAACTAAATATGAAGTAGTTTATAATTTTTATCCAAAAACAGGATATCAAGTTACTTTAAATTTAGACAGCTGGATTGAAGGATTAGAAAAAGAAGAAATTATGATAGAACTAAACGATACTTTTACTTTTGATTTTTCATATATCGAAATTGAAGAAATTAACGGATGTCAAATTACTTTTAATATTCAAGATCAAAAATTATTTGAAGAAGTTTGCGCAGTAATATTAATTAATAAACTTTTGTAATGGAAGCAATAAAAAAACCAGTCGGGCGTCCAAAAAAAAACAATGTGCAGTATAAAAGAAACATAAAACCAGAACTTGTGCAAAAAATGGATGATTATTTGTTATTATTAAAAAAAGAAGCTACATTTACATCTCATAATTAATATAATTTTTACCGCTTTTGATTTTAGGGTTGGAAGCGGTTTTTTAGACACTATGGCATTAACTGAAAAACAAGAACGATTTTGTCAAGCGTACATTGAATTAGACAACAAAAGCAGAGCTTATAGGGTTGCTTATGATGCTGATGCAATGAATGAAAATTCAGTTGCTGTAGCTGCTCAGGAAGCTTTTAAAAACCCTAATGTATCCCTAAGAATCGAGGAATTACAAAATGAAATTAAAGAACGTAATAAAATAAAGATTGATGATGTTCTTTCTGTTTTAACAGATATGATAAAGTTCGATATTTCAGAGCTTTACGATGAAAACGACAATCTTAAATCTATTCATGATATACCAAAACGACATAGACAAATGATTTCGTCAATGAAAACAGATCATTTGTACGGAGGAAAAGAAATAATAGGAGAAACTAAAGAAATCAAAACATTAAATAAACTAGATGTTATTGAAAAGTTTATGAAGCATCTTGGAGGTTATGAAGTTGACAACAAACAAAAAACAGAAACACATCCAAAACATATAATTGTTAAAATAAATCGTAATGAAAATATTTAAACATTCGTTATTGTTATTTAGAATAAATACAAATAAAGACACTGTAAAATGTGTTTTTGTTTTTTTTGTGAGTTGGTTAAATTGGAAAATTGAAAGAAATACTATTGATATTTCAAAGTTACCAATGATAAAAGTTATCGAATTATTTAAAAATTTATCAAACGATTATGATCGAAAGTATAGAGTTTGAAGATGGTATATTTAATAAAATATATTATGAAATAGACGAAGCTTTTAATGATGAATTAGTTCGTTTCATTTACATTTACGGTGGCTCGTCAGCTTCAAAAACATTCTCATACGTTCAAAGAACAATCGTCTATATGTTGGAAGGACAAGGAAATAATTCTTTAGTATTCCGTAAATTCTCCACAGATATTGAAAGCTCAATATTTGAGGACTTCAAAAAAATTATTTCAGACTGGGGTTTAACCGAACATTTTATAATTCAAAAGCATTTTATTAAATGCAAAATAACTGATAGTTATACGCGGTTTAAGGGATTAGATGACAGTGAAAAAATAAAAGGGCTTTCCGGGATTAAAAAGATTTGCTTAGAAGAGTTTTCGCAATTCGATATTACAGACTTTAAACAAATTAAGAAACGTTTACGCGGGTTAGTTGGCCAACAAATTATTGGAATATTTAACCCGGTAAGTGAAATGTCTTTTATTAAAACAGATATTTTTGACAATGAAATATTAACCGATGTTGATTGCCAAATACAGCAAAAGCAAATTAATGCAACAGGTGACACGGTAATTTTACGCACGTGTTATTTAGATAATATTTGGATAGTTGGTCCACAATTTACCGATAAACACGTTATAGCAGATTTTGAGCGCGACAAAGTAAATGATGTGAATTATTATAATATCTACGCGCTAGGTATGTGGGGTAAACTTCGAACCGGAGGCGAGTTCTTAAAACAATTCAAAACAGAAAAGCACGTTGGACTTTATACTTATAATCCATTAGAACCGTTGCATATTGTTTTTGATGAAAATGTACTTCCATACTTAACGTGTAATGTATTTCAATTGCAATCAGGACATTTAAGGCAGATTGACGAGATAATGTTAAAAGACCCATTAAATACTTTAAAAGATACATGTAATGAGTTTATGACACGTTACGGATCTAATAGAAATGGTTTATTTATTTATGGCGATGCAACTTCTAAAAAGTCAGACACTAAAATTCAAAAAGGAATGAATTTTTATCTGTTAATAAAACAATATTTATTAACTTTGAAACCAATATTTAGAGTGCCAAAAGCAAACCCGAGCGTTATAATGTCACGTAATTTTACAAATGCTATATTATGCGGAGATATTGAAGGCATTTCATTAGGAATTGATTCTAAATGTAGAAACTCAATTAACGATTATCAGTATTGCACCGAGGATGAAGAAGGAAAAGTCAATAAAAAAGTGATTAAGGATAAAATAACCGGTCAAAGTTATCAGGAATACGGTCATGCAACCGATACATTAAGATATATTTTGACTGCTATTTGGATTGATAAATATAAGAAATTTCAAAAAGGATAAATGAAAGGCATCACTTTAAAACATTTTCAAAAATTAATTGCATCAGGTGACGATGTGAAAGATAACGAACATATCGAAAAGCTTTTGCAATTGCAATACAATAAGAAATGGAAAACAAAATGTATCGAGTCAATGACTTTAGAAACTTTCGTTGATTTAGAAAGATTTTTAGAAGATATGAATTATATTGATTTTTGCCGTATATTTGTGTTAAAGAATTTTTGGCAAACAATTTACGTTCATAACTTATATTCGATTGTTGAAGATTACGGAAACAAAAAAGCGGAACTATTTGAAAACTATCAATATATTTTCAATCCGCCGCAATATGGAGAGCCAGCAAAAGAAACAATAGGAAACGATTTGAGAAAAGAATTTGTTATAGAGTTTGGAAATTATGTAGTATTGACCGATGTTATATGTCAACATCAAAACGTTAGCCATATAGATGTTGAAAAATGGACGGTTGAAAGGTTTTTGTTTTGGGCAAATTATTATAGCGGACAGAAAATAATAGAAAATGTTAAATAAAGGAATTATGAAAACAGCAGTAATTTATTTTGAAGGAAAAGAAGTTTGTATTATTCATTTTTGTCCAGAAAAATCAGTAGGTTTATTGTTCTCGGATGAATATGGAAATATGGTGGCTATGTTTCCAGATACGTATGGATATGCTATTATAGAACAAGATGAACAAAAATTAATAATTCCGATGTCAACACAAGATATTATAAACGCACAGGAATCGGTAAGAAATGTAGCTAAAGGATTTATATAATGGCAAACCAAGTATCTAAATTATTAAATCACATCGTATCGGTATTCGATGCAAATCCATTGGTACATACCATTATATTTAAGGATGACGATGTAGTGGACGTAGAAAAAGAAAACGTTTATCCTTTGGTATCGATGCGTATTTTAAACAGTATTAAATCATCAGATTTAGTAACGATTAATATTGAATTTGAAATACTAAATCAACGCGATAAATTGCCAATAGCAACACCGAATAAATTAATGCTAGATACGAATTATATCGATAATTTAAATATTTGCGATTCAATCGGCAATGAATTTATTTTAGAAATTACTAAAAGTCATAACGATTTAGATATTAATACAGAGGAATATTCTATTTTTGAGTATGTGAGAAAAGATGAAAGGAATTGTTTAGACGGGGTAAAATTTGACGTTACATTTAGTATGCATCAAAATGCGATCTAAATTAGAAATAAATAAGTTCATTCAAGAAGTTGTAAGGAAAACTAGAAGCGGTGCGAATATTGACACAGGATTTTTAAAACGTTCGATTCGTGGTAATTGGTCAAACAACATCGTTACCTTTCGAGAAGTGTTTTATGGGGCCTATAATGATAACGCGCAATTGGTCCAAAACGCTAAATCTATAATGCCTAGTGATATTCCATGGCAGGTAATTTTTGTAGATGAAGAAGGACACGAAACTAAGATTGAAGGCGAAACAAGAACAGGACGAAAAATAAGTAGAAAATCAATTACAAGTGGCAATGTATCCACTTCAAAAATAAAAGCGTTAATTAAATCTATTCAAAATGCCAAAGCGAAAGACACCAACGGAGAGAGCGATAGAAGAACTAATGAAAAAGCATCTTGACGAAATAGGGCGTAAAACATCGGTATTGGCCGCCAGAAATTCGAGAGTAAGAACAGGCGATTTAAGGGATTCGCAAAATTATAAAACAAAGCCTTATAATATTTTGACATTAACTCAAAATTGGTATGGTAAGAAAAATTATCCAAAAGGTAAAAAAGAAGGAGAAAAAAACGCGCTTGCAATATCAATAAAAGAAAACGTGCCAGAGGGCGTAAAATTATTAGTTAAAGATATGTTTGATTTATTAGACAGTCCAATTCAATTAAAAAAATAAAATATGCTTACAAGTCCAATTTTATCAAACATAAATTCAAAAGCTCAAATATTCTTTGCGCAATCTCCAATACATTTTGATTTACAAAACGAGGCCGGGAGTAGTTCAATTCAATCGGTAACAGTTGAGGTTTACATTTGGCGCGGTTTTCAACAGGCGGATTTGCCAGCGAGTCCAAACATCGTATTTAATAATATTAAAAAGATTTCACCCAGTGACAAGTATATTGCAATTGAATTACACAATGAAATTAAGGCCTTTATAACATCCAGCAATCTAAATAAGAATAACCCACAATGGGCTTATAATTCTACGAGTGTACCCACAACAGCAGGCGAAGGGGTTTATTTTCATATCGTTTATAAAGTTGATGCCGAAAGCGATAAACAACTAGGTACTTATTTTTCTACATCCGGTTATCGTTATGACTTTGAGCAAAAAGGAGGTTATTACACAAGTTATGAAGATGTTGAAACATTACGAAAATATGCCAACGGGATAAATTATGACCGATGTACAATTAATCGAACTACTTCAATAGCAACATCACAAAGCGGAACGGGATTGAACGGAATGATTACACAACAATCGTTGAATCCAACGCCTAGAAACACTCAAACAGGGGTAAAATGTTTACTAGCTTATGTAAATAGACTTGGTTTATGGGATACTTTTACACCATTTGGAAAGTTTACCGAGTCAATCGACACCAAGAGAGATGATTTTAGCAGTACATTTCGCGATCCATTGAATGTAAATAGCCAAATACAACACTTAAAGCAGAATGGAGCGCCAAAAGGAAACCGAAAATTTACAATAAACACCGGATTAATTGACGAAAACAACAACTATCAGGTTAGGGAGTTGTTGCAAAGTTCAAAAGTTTACCTTGTGATATTCGAAAACGATACTTATTTAGTGCCTCAAATTGGAATAACAGTTGATAGTACGTTAGTAAGTGTTGACAACACATCAATAACAGTTGATAGCGATACCGTTACAATGGCAAATGTTGGTTTTTATTCCAAGTTTACGCAAATTCCAGTTAAAAATAATACAACTAACTTCTTGAAGAAAACTAGACTAAACGATAAAAGTTCTATTTCTTATTCATTGGAATTTGAAAGCACAAACAATTTTATAAATGATATTTTATAATGGTTCAAATTTATATCAAACACACTGACGATAATTATTATCTTTTAGATTTAGAACCAAATGAGGCGATTAATTTCAAATTAACGGTTAAGGATTTAAACGACATTACGAAAATATTTTCGCCTTTTACCCAATCATTTAAAATAAAAGCAACCGATAAAAATAAAATGCTTTGCGGGTTTGTTGGTAATGAAAAAATATTAAGGGTAAATAATAATGGAGAGTTTGATTCTTTGATTTATATTTCTGGTTTCTTATTTCAATCTGGAAAATTAACATTTGAAGAAAGTACGTATGAATTACAGGACCAAAAAGAATTTTCTACAACTTTTGCAAGTACGGTATCGGGTTTAATTGAATTATTAGGAGATTCAACGATACAAGATTTATTTGATTTGAATGACCCCGCAATTAAAACAGTTTGGGATGTTCATACAATGAAACGTTTAATGACTTCGACATTTAACGGAACACTTGCCAATGGAATAAATATAAGAACTGGAATTCCTTTTATTTCAAATATTCGCGTTTGGAATTATGATGACAATTTGGCATTAGTTGACAATATTAAATTTAATTCTACACGTTCTGACTTGACCGAGAATTTTATTAAGCTTAGTGAAATTCGCCCGGCAATTAATTATCTGGCAATAATGCAAAGTTTGATTTTGAAGTACAATCTCAATGTTATTTGTCCAATATTAGAAAAGCCAGAGATTACGGATTTAATGGTTTGGTGTAATTCAGAAAGCTTGGTAGTTCCTGACGCGGTTACGTATCCGTTAATAAATTATGAGGCTTTAAATTATTTAAGATACGACGTAAATAACGACCCCGGAGGTCATGGGATTCCGGCATCTCCAAAATGGGAAATTACCCTTGACCAATTAACCGGAATATTTAAAGCCAAAAGATTGGCAACATCACGCCCGCAAAATTGGAGCGATGGATTTGACGTGACTTTGAAATTTAATGGATTAGTTTCTAAAGATAGTAATTCAACGAAAATAAAAATAGTTTTAAAAAGAACAACAGACGGTAATATTTTAGATAGTCAAATAATTGAAGGTGTAGATTTATACACTGTTAGAATTAAAGATACTCAATTAGATATTAATGGAGAGTTATTTTTTAGATACGAAATACTTCCAGAAACATTAGTTGACTGGACAAACATTGAAGCTAAAATAATTCAAAAATATAGATACGAATATAAATATTATACAGTTAAATCAGTTGAAAGAGCAACTTTTTCTTATTCAAGTCTAAACAATACGGCAAGTACTGATCTAGGGGGCAACAAGATTAATTTAATCACTTGTCTTCCAAAAATGAAATGCATTGATTTTTTACGTTCATTTTTCAAAACGTTTAATATTTCAATTTTATCAACAGGATTAAACGATCAATCGATGCATTGGGTAACTCCTAGCGATATTCAAGAATCAAACAAACCATACTCAAAAAGAATTGTAGATTATACCAACTTTGTAGATATTGCAACACATACAAAGAAAAGAGCAAATCAATACAATAAATATTCGTTTAGTCATTTTGCGTCAAAATATTACGAAGCTGTTTACGGTGACGGCACGAAGTTTGGCGCATTGGACTATCCTACTTTGCCTCCAACTAAACCGACTAAGTTTGAAGTCAAAACGGATTACTCAATTTTAAAACAATCGTCAACTTTTGACAATCAATATGTAGCGACTTGTTTAGGTTTCGCAAAAGATACGCCAACAATTCAAGATAATGGAGCAAATCGATATAAGCCAGTTTATGAAGAGTTCACGTTATTTTATTTAAAGGCTAAAAATTTACAATTAAGCACATTGTCAATTGAAGCGAGTACAACCGTTAACGCGGAATTATTCGGGGTTTTAGAAGCTAATTTTGTGAACTATACTAATGGCAAAACATTAGCTTTTGGAGCGGAAAACGAAAATACCGACTCTTTGTATTTGAATTATTATAAAAGTTTTATTGAATTGCTTTTAAGTCCAAATACGTATCAAAGTTCTTTTACATTAACTTTACCACCGAATGAAATATTTTTAAACTTCGCAAATTTGAACCAAGGAGAAAGCAACATACCTACAGGATTTCGAGCACAAAACGAAATTATAATTGGAGAGCAAAGATATAATCTTGTCGATAGCTCAATAGATTTAACGACTGGAAAAATAAAATTAAACGTACTAAATTTTTAAGCAATGGCAGAAAGCAACGAAGAACAAAAATATAAATTAACGTTTGATACCAACGCTAAAAAAGTACTTGGAGAAACTAACGCTTTGGGCGCGTCAATCGAACACACAACCGATGCAACGAACGAAAATAATGCGGCTGTTAACGCGGGAAATGAACAATACAAAACATTTAAAACCCAATTAAGAGAGGCAAACCAAGAGCTTCAAAAGTCGATTCAATTATATGGAGAGACAAGCGAAGAAACGATTAAGGCGGCCAAAGCAGTTGCAGGATTAAAGGACCAAATGGGATTCGCTAAAGATTTAGCGGATAATTTCAATCCTGATCAAAAGATGAAAGCTTTGGGGGCCGCAACACAAGTAGCTGGAACAGGATTACAAGGCGTCACGGCCGGAATGGCTTTGTTTGGCGGCGAGAGTGCAGACACTCAAAAGCAATTATTAAAAGTTCAGGCCGCAATGGCTTTTAGTGACGCTATTAGTCAAATGTCAAACTTAGGCGACCAATGGCAATTACTTAAAGCTACAATTTCAGCATCGAGTGTAGCAACTAAAGCGAACGCTGCAGCAACAGGAGCAGCCGCAATGGTTCAAAATTTATTTACAGGTTCGGTTAATACAAGTTCAGCAGGATTCAAAGGTTTAAAATTAGCAATTGCAGGAACGGGAATAGGTCTTTTGGTAGTCGGTTTAGCTTTGGTAATTACGAATTTTAGCAAAATAAAAGACGTTGTTTTAAAAGTTGTTCCGGGGCTGGCAGTTGTTGGCGAGGTTATCGGTTCGATAGTTGACGGTATTACTGATTTTATAGGGGTTACAAGCGAGGCCGAAAGAACTATTGACAGAATGAAAGAAAGTGCTGATGCTTCATTGTCAATGAATAAGAAATTTTTAGCAGAACACGGAAGTCAATTAGATGAATTTACCAAACAAAAGATAGCGGCTAAAGACAAATATAGCGAGGCGATTAAAGAAGACGGCGCAAATCAAAAAGCATTGGCGGCGGAATTAAATAGAGAATTAGCGGCTATTGAATATAGTCGCGGAGATGAAAGCCGAAAGATTGCTAAAGAAAATGCAGAAAAGGCAGCAGACGAAGAAAAAGAAAGAAAGCAAAAAGCCAAAGACGATGCAGAAAAAGCAAGGCAAAAAGAAATTGACGAAAGGAAAACTTTTTTAGAAAAAGCCAATGCAATTGAAGAAGAGTTTTCTAATTTAAAAATTGAAAAAGAGCAAAAAGAAAAAGACCGTAAGCAAAAAGAATTTGAAGCAGGATTAGAAGCTCAAGCCGAAAGAGCAAAAAACGAAAGTGATGTAGCAAACAACGCAGCCGAAGAAACAAAAAGACGCAATGATGCAGTTTTCCAACAGGAAGAAGCGATACAAAATGCAAAGTTATCACTAGCAAATCAGGCTATAAATCTATTTGGTGAAATATTTGGTAAGTCTAAAAAAGCACAAAAAGCCGCATTAATCACAAGTAACGCAGTCGGTTTAGCCGAAGTTGTAATTAATACTCAAAAAGCAGTTAGTGCGGATATGGCCGTGCCATTTGGTGCGGGGCTTCCGAAAGTGCCTATTGATATTGCTAGCGGCGCTTTGGGCGCGGCTTCGATTATTGCAGCAACAGCGCGAGGTTTAAAAGAGTTAGGAGGCGGTTCGGCGGGCTCGTCTCCTAATATTTCAGGAATAAGTGGAGGCGGTCAAATAGCGCCAACCGTTGCGTTTAACAATACAGCCGAAAATCAAATCGGTAAATCAGTATCTAATACACAAGCGCAATTACCACCTATTAAAGTTTACGTAGCGGAAAGCGATATTTCAGATGCTCAAAATAATGTAAAAGTTTTAGTAACTAAGAATACAATTTAGTATATTTGATTTTCAAACATTTAACTAAAAATTATAATTATGGAATTAACATTTGGACAAAAAGCGGTTGGAGTTAGTCTTAACCCGTCAAAAAACGAATCAGTTGACAAAATAAAACAACAATTTGCGGACATTATCGATACATTAAACGATATGCGAAATGACCCCCAAATGGGAAGTGGAGTAAAAAGACATTGCTCACAAGCTATTACGGAGATTGAAACCGCACAAATGAGAACTGTAAAAGCTTTGACGTGGGTAGAGTAAAAGTTTTTACAAATAAATGTAGATGGTATTGATTTATTATTTATATTTGCTTTAAATAAACGATATGAAGATGTATCGCACTCAATTTAATATCATAAAATCTTGCTCGAATAGCCACGGGCAAGATTTTTGTGTTTAATACTATTATGAAAAGATACGAATTAAAATACACAAAGGGAGAACAAGGCGTGTTTAGAATGTCAACGGTTGAAAGTCCCGCGATTAAAACACAACTTGTTATGTTTGATGATGAATTGCAATTACTTCAATTTCAAGATGACGAAAAACAAATTATCTATTCGGTTGCAATGCGGCCAAATATGTTAATCCCTAGAAAAAATATTGAAGGCGAGCCTGCAATGGTATTTTATAGCGAAGAAACTGTAAGCGATTTACAACAAAATTTCTTTAAAAATAACAGTCACAACGGAGCAACCGTAAACCATGATAAAAATATTAGAAATGATATTTACGCTTTTGAATCTTGGATAGTTAAAGACCCTGAAAAAGACAAAGCCACTTTATTAGGAATGTCGGTTCAAAAAGGAGATTGGGTACTAGGGCAAAAAGTTGATAATGCAGAAGTTTGGCAAGATATTAAAAGCGGAAAATTAACAGGATTTTCAATTGAAGCTTATTTAGAACCAGTATTAACAAACAAAGAAATAGAAATGACACAAGAAGAATTAGACGCTCGCATCAAAGTTGTTTTGATGCAAACCGAGGAAGAAAAAAAGAAACTAGAAGATGAAGAAGCCGCTAAATTAGCAATGGCAACCGACCCGCCAGCAGATCCAGCAACACCGCCAGCAACACCAGAAAAAACCGTTGAAGAACTGCAAAAAATCATTGATGAAAAAGACGCAGAAATCAACGACTTAAAGGCTAAATTAGCTGAATATGAAGTTAAGGAAATTGATATGAGCGCGGAATTGGAAGCTTCAAAAAAAGTAGCTTTAGAAATGAGCGCGGAACTTGAAAAAGGAATTAAGCCGAATGCAACAGCTTCAAAGAAATACGAAGAAATGAGCAATGTTGAAAAAGCAAAGTTTAACCGAGGTAAATTGTAGATTATGGAAGAAGAAAAAAAAGAAGTAAAATTCTTAAATCCATTTGATGCAGGCGTTACTTATATTGAGTTTCAAAAAGCATTAGGAAAAAAGACAGTATCAGAATACTGCAAAGGAAAATTAACAAAAGAACAAATAGAATTTTTAGAAAAAGAATTAGAAATAATTAAATCAAAATAAAATGGCAGTAACTTATACAGGCGTTAAAACAGAAGCCGGAGAGTACGCGGAAATCGTACAGGAAATCTATGCAGATTCCCCAACATTTAGAGGTGAGACAATCGAACTTGTCGAAGGTCACAAATCAGGATTAGATATTTACGAAAGTTCAGCAGAAATTACTTTCACGGCTGCAAACTACGGATCGGTTACAGTCGACAATGTGAATTTGAAGGCTCAAAAATCAATTGTAAATCTTAAAACATTTAACGTTGAGGGAATTATAGATGAAAGTTCTTTAAAAGGAACACGTTTTGAAAAATCAATGAAAGCAGGCGCGTACAATGTAGTGTCTGACGAGTTCGACCAAAAAGTTTTAATTCAAGTACAGCCAGCAGTTGGGGCAAAATTAGAGTCTTGGGTTTGGGATGGAGCAACAGCCACCACAAAAGCAGCTATCGCGGCATTAGTACCTGGCGCAGGTCAAGGTTCAATCACAGCAGGCGCACAAGCTTTAGTTGCCGCAATGCCAGTGACATTATTCGATTCAGTACCGGCGACAATGCTGTATAATGATTCACAATCAAAAGCAGTGCCAGGGGCAGGTTTGGGAGATTATTTGAAAACAACAGCAGTGCCAGCAGCAGTTACAACTGCAAGTATCGTAGCAGAATATGTTAAAATTTATAACACAATTCCTGATAATGTACTTGTAATGACAGGTGACGATGCGCCGGTTATTTTTGCACCAAAAGGAGATTATAAGTTAATCAAAGCCGCTAACCGTGTTCAAGGAGCAGCGTTGCAGGAAAACTTTGTTGGAAACTCTTTCAATGATATGTCATTCAATGATGTTAGAATTATATTTGTTGACTTGGTAGGGTTTAGAATTGCAGCTCAAAAAATGAATTTAAAATTAGTTTTAGATTTATTGTCCGATAGCTCTCAATTGATTATCGAAAAAGAGGCTAACGCTTCAACTCGTAGAATCTTGAAATTAATTAACTCAATGACAACTTGGGTAGTTAAACAAAAATGGAACGTTCTTTATAACGGATAAACTATGGGACTTACAAAATCCAGACTAATAAGCCGATTAGCCCCTATGAAAGGGGTTAAGGCTATTGGATTTGCGCCTTTTTTGGCAAGCGATCCAGTAATTAACACCGTTACAGGTGTTGTAGATTTACCTGAAACAATCGCGCCGGTCATACCTACGGGAACAATTGCAAGAGTTGAGGTAAAAGCTACGGGAAACAATATTGTTGATACTGGAACTTTTGACGAAGCCACTAGGACAAACGAATATGTTGCAGTAAATACTTTTTTCATTCCGGGTATTGACATTGAATTGAGAAATCAAATACAAGGTTATGCGGGAATTTTACAAACTATCTTTATTGAAGATTATAACGGTAAAATTTATGTGCAAGGAGCAAAAAACGGTTGTGATGTGATGACTTTGGCAAATGGAACTGACTCGCAGGGGTTTTCAGTGACTATAAATTCAAAAGAGGTAGAACCTATGTATATGTTGACTTCAACGGCAGTTGCGGACTATATAGCAGCTCTTATGCCAATAGTGTAAAATTTTGAGTTAGTAAATTAATATAGCCCGCCCGGATTGGGTGGGCTTATTTTTTAAATAGATATATGGATATTCTTAAATTAAACACTTCGCCAACATTTCAATTTATACCTAGATCCGTTTTGGATAACAATCCCGAAATGTCAATTAAATTGATAAATGAATTAAACCAAAAAACACAAACTATTTTATGTACCGTTTCAATTTTACCAAATGAAAATTATAATATCACTTTAGCAACATTTCCAACCGGAAAAGCAAATGATAAATTTTCATATACTTTATTAAATGGAATTGAAATTGTATCTTTGGGTAAATTAATGATTGTAAGTGAAAACGAAAACGTACAAGATTATTCTAAAAAAACCGTAAACAAATTTTATAAATGAAAAAAGTAGAAGTCTTTGAGTTTTCGGCTTATGAAACTGGAATAACAGTGCCAGCAGTTGGCACACAATATACGCTTAACGGTGTTAATAATAGCAACTTCAAAAAATATCAAGATGCTTTTGACGATAGCCCAACTAATGCATTTATAATTAAAACAATTGTAAATTATATTATTGGAAATGGATTAATTGACAAAAATAATGTTATTGATCCACACGCTTATATTTCAAAAGCAGATTTACGTTTAATTTGTCACGACTTTAAATTGCACGGTTCAGCATTTCCACAAGTTATAAACTTTCAAAAGCAAATTGTAAAAATAAAACATACCCCAACTGTTAGGGTAGGTTTAAATATCAATATCAATCCAAAGTCAAATAGTTACATGGAAGTTGATGGCTTTTGGCATTGTTGGGATTATACAAAAAAATATCAATTCCCACCAAAATTTATTCCGATGTTTGGTAATGGAGAAACTTTTGAAATTTTACATATTAAACAATTAAGTTCAGAACCTTATTTTCCTTATCCTGATTGGTTTAGCGGTTTGAAAAGCGCAAAGATTGAAAGCGCGTTAATTGATGACGCAGTTAACCACGTGTTGCGAGGCTTCCAAGGCAAGACCGTTATAAATATTAACGGCGGTTCAATGATGACTGATCCAGAAAAAGACGAAATTAAAAAAGAAATCAAGGCGAGTTATACCGGTACAGAAAACAGCGACGGGTTAATTATGTCGGTAAATGATAGTGTCGAAGATTCTGTAATAGTTGATACAATTGAACCGCGCTCAAGAAATGAACAGTTTGTAACGTATGACGAAACAGCAGAAATCAAATTAATGGCGGCTCATTCAGCAATGAATATTTTATTTCAAAGACCGGGGTCTAGCGGATTTTCAAACAATGCAGATGAAATAGCAACAGCAACAGATTCATTATATTTAGGTGTAATAAATCCAATGCGTGAAATTATTTTGGATGGATTAAATCAGGTTTTTAAAAAAATAAATCCGTTATGCGATATTGATTTCAGTAACTTTGGACAAGAAAAAATTATAAACAATGGATAAACTACTCATATCAATAGACGACGTTACAAGATTAAGCGGTTTTGATGGAAATATAGATAACGATTCCATAAATCCTTTTATTTTTATGGCTCAAAACAGCGAAATAAAGAGAATTTTAGGAGCTGATTTATATAATAAAATAGTCACAGACTATGAAAACGAAGTTTTGACAGGCGATTATTTGACTATTTATAATAATTATGTTTCAATTATTTTGGCTTATTTCACTTGCTCATTTTACCTACAATTAGGAGTTCCAAAAGTTTCGCAAAATGGAGTTTATTTAGTTACGCCAGAAAAAACAGAACAAATTTTTGACGATAAAACTAATAAAATGGCCGATAAATACGAAAAATTGGCAGTAGGTTTGGAAATATCATTGATAACCTATTTAGATTCTTTGACAATTCCAGAATGGACTTCTCCATCTTCAATAAAACCAAAGTCAAATTTTAACTGGATAAAAATTTAATTATGGCAAGAATACCAATTAATATTTCGACCCCGAATGATGGTAATGGAGACCCATTAAGAACGGCCTTTGACTATGTTAACACAATGTTTACAGAATTGTATGACAATGTTGTATTTAAAGAATTAGGAAAAGGATTAAGTGCAAATGATTTTGACGACACAGCAGCCACAAAACTATCAGGAATTGAAGCGGGTGCCGAAGTAAATGTACAAGCCAATTTAACTCAAGAAGATGATTTACAAGATGATTTTGTTAAAGGTAAAAACATTTTAGTAACGGCCTCGCCTGTTATTATGGATGGAATAACGGGGGTAACGGTTGGCTTTGCAGTTGGTCAACAAGACTATACATTACCACTTGGTGCGGTTGTAATAGACGTATGCATAAATGACGGAAAGCAAGTGAAAACAACGTTAACAAATGCAGCAAGATTAAATAGATGGTCACAAGTTGACAATATTTTATCAATCACAAAAAGTCCCGTATTAAATAATTATTTATATATCGAATTTATTCAAACATAATTTATAATCAATACAAATACCAAGACACTCTTAAATTTAGGGTGTTTTTTTTGTTTTCGTACGAAATTAATCGTACGTTTGTAATCTAATTTAAAAACAAATTAATTATGAAAGCGAAATTAATAAATGAAATGATGTTTATCCTGCCTGAAACCGAGGAAGAAAAAAAAGACTTAATTAAATGGGGAAAAAGAGTGTTAGAAAACTATGATTCATTAATGGATTGGATGTTTTGGATTGAGACGGAACAAGACGAAGAAAGTGTTTTTGAACAATAATTAACCATTATGAAAAAATCTAAAAACGGAAAAATCCAAATAAGCGTACAATGTCATCCCAAGATTATCAAAGAAGTACGCAATTACGCAAAACAAAGAACAATTGAAGAATTAAAAAAAGAAGAGAAATTATGAAAAAAGCAATAGCAATGAAATGCAGTAAAAAAGATTGGGATTCGATTAAGGGTATGATTCCGGATAAGGAAATTTATGATGTTACTGATTTTGAAAAAAACCCGTATTTAACAAATAACTGGGAGGGAAGAGAAAACAATATAGCTAATTGTACGGAAAACCACTCCAGAGTATTAAAGTGTGAGCGTCACGAAACATTCAACGCTAAAATATTCTTAAACGCGTGTGGAATTGATTGTGATGTTTATGAGATTACGAAAGAGCAGGTTTTTAGATTGTCAAAATACACAAGCCTTGTCAATGACTGGTTTCCAGACGCTTTTAAAAAGGAGTTGGAAGTTGGGAATTGGTATAAATCAACAATTGAATCATTGGTTTTTAATAGTGGAAATAGTAAGTTGAGTGGGTTTTCACAGGGTAAATGGATTGATTATTTAATTGATTTAGGAACGCTAAAAGAAAAATTTAACCACTGGACAGAAGCAACCACACAAGAAGTTGAAGCGGCTTTGATTTGTGAGACTAAGAAGAGGGGGTTTGTAGATAAAATATCTTTTAATGCTTTAGAAGATTTAGAAAATGGAAGTATTTTTAATGAAACTAGGGTTGGAAGTTGTTTTTACCTTGAAAATAATAAATTATACACAACGGGACGAGGTAAATGGTGCGTATTCAAAGGCGGCCAATGGGCTCAAATAATCGAAACAATCACAATTCAAGAAGCTGAAAAATTACTTAATAAAAAGATAGTATAATGACCGAACAAGATTTTAAAACAGCAATTAAAGAAACGGATATTTTTAAAGGTAAAGCAATTTACTCTAAGAATATCTTGTTAAAAAATAGAGTTCCCGCTTTGTATGATTATTATTTACAGGCTATGAGATATGGGATTGAGTATTTATTAGGCAATCCAAATGTATTAAGAAGTGAATTTAATTTAATTAAGGAAATAATAGAAAAGATATGACAGCAAAAGAAAAAGCAATGCAATTAATTACTAATTTTTATATTGAAATTAATTTTGATTTTATTAGTAACGATAAATGGATAGACCCGAGCAGCAATAATGAGTCTAAAAAAATAAAGAAAGATGCTAAAAGATGCGCTTTACTTTGTGTTGATGAAATAATAAGTATTGACAAAGAAAAACCTTATCAAATATCAGGTATTAAATTAAATTTTTATAAAGAAGTCAGAAAAGAAATTGAAAAATTATAACTAAATTTGTAATGTCGTGCCAGACTAGTAGTAACTTGCTACTAAAAAATTCCCTATCATTAATTTGTTAGGGAATTTTTGTATATTTGTTAAAAATTACACCAATGAAAAAAATACTTTTATTTTTACTTTTATCGATTGTGGGATATGGACAAATAGTTCCAACTGGACAAGAACAAGACTTCGGCTACGGAATGCGTAACACCGCATCCCAATTAGACGATAACGCCGCATTTATAACGGTTCAAGACGTAACGGGGGTTCAAGGCAAATCCACATCATCGGTTTGGGCTAAAAAAATCTATGTCGATAATGCAGACGCAACAAAATCATTCTTATCGACTGGCTTAATTAAAAACGGGCTTGTAACCACAAACGCAGACCCAACAAAATTTAACATCACGGCTGGTATTGGAATTATCACAAACTTCGACAATCCAGAAAGTCCAACGAGTACAATCGTATCGTTTCCTGCATTTACCGGGATTACACCCGCTTATTTATTAACCTCAAATATAACGTATGTTGCTATTACGTTATCTGGTTCAACTCCAGTTGTGTTAATGCAAGCAACCGCGTTCGATAATGTTCAAAGACGTAATGTAATTGCTTTGGGTGCGGTTATCCACTCAAATCTATCTACTATAAACTTAGTCAATAACATTTCAGCACCTACCAACGCAGGGACTAATCAATTACACGACTTATATGAATTTATTGGTGCATTAAATTTAACAGGAAATAAATACACTGCCAATGGCGCGAATTTATCACTTGATAAAACAGCTGGAACAATTGGAAAGTTAGGAGTAAATTTTGCTAATAATTGGCGCGATCCAAATCGTTTGAGTATTGGCTTGCAAACGTTGTTGACGTTTAGATATAGAACGCAAAACGGTACAGAAAGCGGAGATTTGACAGTTTTAAATCCTGCGGTTTATGATTTGGCAAATGTATTGACATCCGTTCCATCGAATAAGTTTTCTATTCAAACGGTCACGTTATTTCAAACAGGTCAAACACGAATACAATACGGCCAAAATGTTTATAACACACTTGCCGAAGCTGAAGCAGCTATTTTAACACGTTCTTATGTAGTTGAAAATAATATAGCAATGAATGGAATTGCAAGGGCTTATATTATTTTGAAAAATACGGCAACTTCATTACAAAATGCAAGTGATACCAAAATAGTTGAAGCGCAAAAGTTTGGGGGTATCGTGAGTGGTGGGGCTGCAATTACTGATAGTGCAATTATAGCGGCTTTAGGATATACTCCCGCAAACGATGTTGATGTAGTTAAATTGACTACCAATCAAACTATATACGGAGAAAAAACGATTGAAGACCCTATTTATTATAATAATAATTTAGCAAATGAAAAGTCTATTTTAGGAAGTGAATTAATTGACGGTACCGGATGGACTTCTACAGGTTGGACGGGCACGTTTGGGACAGGATTTACAAGTACTTCGCCAAATACCCTTCCTTTATACAAAGTGGTTGCGTCTTCTGGGACAAATGTTTATAGAGTGACTTTTACAGTAAATGGCACGTCTCCAATTGGTGAATACCCCTTATCGGTTACTTTAGGAAATTCATTACCTTTTGATATATATAAAGGCGGTACAAATCCAGTTTCTTACACCCTTTCAATAAAATCAGTTTCTAATGGCAATTTAGTATTTACTCCCGGGGCGTCTTTTACAGGCACGATTACAAATATATCAGTAAAACAAGTGACCACTCCATTTACTGCAAACACAACTAAAAGAGACTCAAACGGAGTTACGATATACGAAGAAAGAAATAGTTTATCGGTATTGGATAATTTGTTTTTTGGTATTAATTCCGGAAAAAATAACTATACGGGTGAATACAATACTATATTAGGATCTAATTCTTTTATAAGTAATGTAGAAGGATTTTGGAACTCTACTTTAGGTAAAAACACACTCTTAAATAATATCAATGGAAGTAGAAATAATGCGATAGGCTACTTGGCTTTAGAGTCTAATTTATACGGTCATAGAAATAATGCGATAGGTACTTTTGCTTTAAGAAATAACACAAATGGGAGTGCTAATATTGCAATTGGAGCAGATGCATTAAACTTTAATACAATTGGCAATAATAATGTTGGCATAGGATTAGGTTCTCTATATGGAACAGTAAACGGGAGTGATAATATTGGAATTGGCAGGTATTCAGGTCAAGGTACGATTTCAGGAATCAATAATATATCAATTGGTAAATTTAGTAATTTATACAACGCGGCCGGGTCGAATAATATATATATAGGCACTGATTCTGGATCAGGAAGTTCTAACGTATCTGGAGATAACAATATTTTAATTGGAAATAGTGTGGCAGTGGCAAGCACAAATCAAAGCAATCATTTAAATATAGGTAATGTTTTATTTGGAGATTTGACAAATAGGTATATAGGATTAGGAACTACTACACCTGGTACATTAGGGTCTATTTTATACCCAAGCAGGCATTTTGAAATATTTAATGGTGGATTAGATTTAACAAGAGCTACAAATACTAATAATGATTATTTAGGCAATATTGCTTTTTACAACACTAATAATTTAGGATTAGGGGCTACCACAAGAAATCATGTAGTTAGGATTCAAGGACTTGTTTCTACAACGAACAGTAATGCGAATGGAGATTCTGGAGGACATATTAGTTTTTCAACAAAATTAGACGTTGGAGCAATAGCCGAACGCATGCGACTAACAGACAAAGGAAATCTAATTATTAATACTACAACAGACGACGGAACAAATGTTTTACAAGTCAATGGATCAACTAAAACTACGGCTTTGATATTAACAACAACCCCCACAACAAGCGTAGGAACTTATGATATTATAACACGAAATACAAGTACCGGGGTTGTTGAAAAAGTTGGTAGTTTACCTTTATCCGTTGTTAAAATTTCAACAAATACAACACTTGACGATACGTATAATGGAAAAATAATTTTATTAACCGCATCATGTACCGTGACTTTGCCAAATGGATTAATGAGCGGTTTTAACTGTTCTTTTTCAACTCAAACAGGCGTGACAATGACATACGCGTTAGGCGGTTCAATTGTTTTAATAAATAATATAGGGACAACAATGGCAGAAAAATTAAGTCATACAATTGTAAATACAGGAGTTTCAAACGAATATTTAACAGCTGGTTCATTATGAGAAAATATATAATTTTATTGTTATTGTGTGGGTTTATTGGAAACGCTCAATATAATTTATTTGCGAGGCAAAATTTTGCACATAAAATAGTAAGCACTTATGATGCAGATGCACAGGCGTTTATAACGGCCGCAGGGCTTACAGATAATACCCAAAAGAACGCTATCAACACTCTAGTTATTTCTTTAAAAGGGTATGGTTTGTGGATTAAAATGAAAGCTATATATCCTATTATTGGCGGTACATCTTTTACACATAAATGGAATTTAAAAGACCCAAGGGACTTAAATATAGCATATAGGCTAATTTTTACGACGACAAATCATACGTCAACAGGTATTAATTTAATATCCGGCGCAGGGGGAGTAGATACTAATCTAAATCCTTTTACAGAGCTAGTAGATAGCGACAATCACATGTCTAACTACTGCTATACAGATAATGACGGCCTATATATAGACATGGGCAATGTTGCTGCAGGCACTTACTACAGTTTGTATAATAGTTTTTCAAATGTATTTTATTCTGACAACCCAAATTCATCAAATAGAATTTCAGTGTCAAATACGATAAGCAATGGATTTTATACATCATCAAGAACATCAAGTGTTTCTCACAAAGGCTACAAAAATGGCGCGTCGATAACATCTACCGCTGCTTCAATGACAGGAACTTTTCCCAATAATCAAATAGGGCTATTGCATGCCGCTGGGGCGGGAACGCCTTACACATCTAATCGTACTTATAATTTTTTTACAATAGGCAGCGGGTTAACAGATACAGATGCGTCTAACTTATATACAGCAGTATTGACTTTTGAAACAACACTAGGAAGAAATTAAAAACAATAATATGAAAGTAATATCTAAAACAAAAGCAATTCTAGTAAATGACCGCGAGGGTAAACTAGAGGAATTTATTCAAATTGAAATAAAACAAACTAATCGTGATGCTGAACGAAAAGAGTACACTTTCGAAACAATCGACAGTTTGATATTTGAACCGAAAACAGAAAATGAAAGTACTCAAGTACATAAAAATAGACACGGTGAGGCTCAAATAAAATCATATACAAAATCTTATGAAGAGTATGATGCGCAAAAGGAACTGTTATTAAAAGCGTATCCAAGCGAGTTAATAGGTAGTGAATTAGACGACTATTTATTACTTTGCGCGTTAATGTATAATTTACAAATTGATCCTATTTATGGAGTTGAATTTGAACCAAAATAATGAAGTGGGTAAAATGGGTTTTGATAGTAATTTTAATATTGCTATTTGGATATTTTACAAAAGATAACGTAATTTTAAACAATTTATAAATATGAAAACAAGATTAATTACATGGCTCATTACATTGAGCGCGCTTTTAGATACTCTTTA